ATGTTTGATAAGCCTGTTCAAGTTAGTGAAAGTATAGGATTAATGAAACGAGAGAAGGAACTCCAAAAGAAGTGTAATGAATTGACTTCTCTGCTTGAAGAAGCTGACATTGAACTTAGAAAAACTCAAGAAAAATTAAATCATAAAGGGTGGATCAGCACCGAAAAGGGTTGGGTTATAGAGTAATGACTGAATACACAGACATAGTAGAAGACATGAGACTTAGGATAAAAGAAGAAAAGGAAAAGAAGAAGTTTACTTTTATTCAGGCGTCCAGTGGAAAGTACCTAATTGGTAGAAAAGATGGCTCAGTACAAGAGTTGAATAGAAAAGAATGGTTAAAACTAAAAGAGTAGCCTAATGTGCTTGTCTGGGGTACCAGACTTCTACAAAAGACTCACACTCAGGACAGCTAAGATTGGTAACCATGACGTATGGTTCACTTTCTTCTTCCACGTCATGATCTCCACCCCAGATCAGTTTAGTATTACAATGCCAACAGTTCATTTCTTTCCCCTTTAAAAAGGCACCGCCCAGTATAGATCATCATGTTCTATTGGCTCTACCCATTTCCCCATTTCCTTATTAGCCATCACCATGTGTCCTTTATTGCTTAGGAGTTCGTCCCATTCAAAGAAACCATACTTACGACTCCACTGATTGCCGATACGTACGTTTTCAACCGGACTGCCTGCCCACGAAACACCGCGTTCAGGGTGATCGTAGCTAATAAAGAAATAGTCATCGCCACGTTGAAACGGATACACTCTAGGATTCTCTGTCATAATCTATCACCTTCGGATACTTGTCTTTAAAATTAATAGTCACTGTGTGTGGCTGTTGCAATTCACCAACACGCGACAACGCTTCTTCCACACTGCTCGGAACATTGTGCGCAATATAATCCGAGCGCACATGACGACGCCACCACTGATCAGCTTTACGCTTTGGATAGCCGTGATGATCAAAGCACACCCACTCTGAGAAAGTGCTGAGACCGCAACTGTACTCTACACGTAGAGTGGGGGTAGCCCCCGCTACAAACTGCTTACGATGTTTAAAGAAATTAACATCTCTCACCGTTAAACTGCGAATGTATTCACTCGGGTCTAGATTGTGTCTGATTAATTCCAGTTCACTCGCGGTATTGTCAATGTCCAGAGTGCGTTCAGAAAAATGATGCCCACAGTCTGGGCAACTTGGAAAGGAGATGGGCACGATACTGCGACAATCAGGACAAGTTTTTACAGGAGACGTGCTGACTTGTCCTCTTCTCCTTCCCGTAGCTTGCGGACGCACATCGTTGATCGGACCATGCCGTTCTACGTTGCGTGCAAAATCGAGCACCAGACAGTTCTCTTTGTTCTCAGCCGGACGCATACCGCGACCGCACATTTGTACGAAAAGTCCCGTAGATTGGGTCGGTCTTAGAAAGACCAACATATCCGTTTCTGGTGCATCGAAACCGGTCGTCAGTACATCGCAATTGGCAAGTGCCTGAATGACGCCGGTTTTATATTGTTCAATAATACGTTCGCGTTCTTTAACGGGAGTTTGTCCCGTGATCAATTCAGCGCGAATGTTATATTGATCTCTTAGCAATTGGGTGACGTTTTCTGCATGTCGAACCCCACTGCAAAAGATTAACCATGAACGACGCTCGGTGCCATACCTCACCACTTCTTCCAAAGCGGCGTGCGTATTGCCTGCATCTCCCATGATTTCCTGTAGTTCAGAGGGGATAAACTCTCCACCTCTAATGTGTACGTTTTCTATATCGAAAGCCGTGTTCATTGATTTAGACACCAGAGGGGCTAGGTAGCCCTCCTCAATCATCTTGAGCATTTCTTCTCCACTGGATAAATCAATAGCCACGTCTGTAAAAATACGATCTTCTCCTTCAGTCAATAGTCCGGAGCGTAAGCGGTAGGGTGTTGCTGTGAAGCCCACGACCTTGACCGCCGGATTAATCTCCTGAGTTGCTGATAAAAAACTACGATAACGTCCCATACCGGATACCGGAATCAGGTGACATTCGTCCACCAGAATCAGATCGTAATGACCCAAGTCTTCAGCGCGTCGATATACCGATTGAATGCCGGCGAACGTAATAGCGTCTTGTGTATCGCGACGCTTTAACGAAGCACTGTAGATACCACAGGGGGCTTCGCTCCAGATCGCTTTTAGTTTGTCGTAGTTCTGCTCTATCAGTTCTTTAACATGTGTCAGCATGAGGATACGTTGACCCGGGTAATCGTTTAAAACACCACGGATAAAATCACCGATCACAATAGACTTACCACTGGCGGTCGGCATGATAACCAACGGATTGCCGGTGTTGCTCTCAAAGTAATCGTAGATCGAACCGATGGCTCTCTCTTGATAATCCCTCAGTACAAACATCAAAAAAGGAGGGGGCGATTAGTGTGAACGCCCCCTATGTTTGGAAGATTAGGTTTTGGACCAAGATGGTTTTTCCTGAGAGTCTTCTTTGTCCTCAGAAGCTTGAACACCAATACCTAATGCAGAAGCCCTGTAATCGCGTATATCATTTGTGGGACCGTACTCTCCCTCACCTTTTCTATACGCAACCTTGATCTGCACAGGCTTGCCATGCAATTCAGCAGAGTCTTCTACAAAAGGAAGTTTAATCGCTTTACACAGTTTTGCAAAGTCCCTTTGCGCTATTTCCACAGTTTGATTATTAGGGTTTTTTAAGTTAAGACGCGTCCATACTTTGCGTCCTCTATAATTATCCCCAATAATATCGAATTCCAGTTCAAGGTATTCACCGGTTCCGGCTTTGGTAGTTTTAATACTAGAAGCGTTTACTTGAGCCTCATACCAGCCATCTGGTAAAGGTTCAAATCCACGATCCTCTTCAGGTAGTTCGCTAAGAACTTTTTCAACATCAAAATTAAGTTTCGTCATTGTTTGTTTCCTTATTTATTGTTTTAGATTTATTGAGACCACCCCTTACCTTTGAGAAGATATGAGAAAGATCAGCCACTTCAAATTGATCTAACGCACCGGAACGATCTTTGGCTTCATACTGCCAGTCTTTCTCGGTTTGTAACCAACGAGTGGTTTCACCTTCATCATTTTTATCCACACGCAGTGCGAATACTTCATCAAACAAATAGGGGATAGCTTGTGGTAGTTTAGCCCCTACCATTGAGGGCATGTAGAGGACCGAACCTCCTCCTTGACCTTCATCACGAAGGCGTTCCTGTTTAGCTGTCATTACGACGTCCATCGGAAGATCGCGGAACTGCCTGAGCAAACGCATCATTTCATCAATGACGGTACCGTAAGCTTGACGCGGGTCCTTAGTCTTTTCCTTCTCGTTAGCTAAGACCACCTCACTCACTTCACTAACAGAATCCAAACACACGGTTTGAAATTCTTTAGGATGATTGTAAAGGTAATCATAGATTTCATTAATGTCAGCCACTGACTTCACTTCTATCGCTTTCACATCAGCGTTACGAATAGAAAGTAATCCACCTTCTGCACTTATAATAAGTGTGGGAGATGGGGCAGTGGTACACAGAACTGTTTTTCCTGATCCGGCAGCACCGTACACCAAGAGGCAAACGCCTTGACGTTCAACCAGTTTAGATGGGGCTACGAATCGCGAAGTTATATCAGCCATTGGCTTCTCCTTATTTATAGTTCACGCTCATACTAAATCATATTTGCATTTGTGTCAAACACAATGTATAGTTCATTGAATATACATTTTGAATATAAGGAGTAAACGATGTCTATGAGTCTTAAAGAGTATATTGAGTTCGTAGGTGAAGATGCCGCAGCCGAACTTTTCGATACTAAAATTACTACCATTCGCAGTTGGCGCTACAAACAACGTCAGCCCCGGGTTGAGGAAGCAAAAAAAATTATTTCTAAATCCGGTGGTAAGTTGAATTGGGAAAGTATTTACGGACCGGTAGAACAGACCGCTTTGTAAAGTGATCGACTGGAGCCTAAGCCCGGATAGCTCCGCTTTAGATATTGCCCTAGGATTTGTTGAATACGGTTTTAAGGTAATACCAGTAACGCGCGCTGAAAAAAGGTCTGTTGTACCTTGGAAAGCGTATCAAACCGAAGCTGCCCCCACCGACCAACAGATACGTCTTTGGTTTCAAAACGCTACAGGCGTTATCCCCGCTCTTATCTGTGGGGAATTTATTGTGGTCGACGCTGACACACCGGAAGCCGTAGGGTGGTGTGCTAAGAATTTAACCTTCACTCCTTTTCGTGTAACCACCGGACGTGGGGTTCACTTTTACTATAAGAACAACATCGGCTTTGGTCTTTATACTGCACGTCGTGACAAGGTAACCATTGAAAAAGAAATAGATATAAAAGGAAAAGGCGGTTACGTAATCGCTCCTTTCAATACTCATTCCAGTGGCGCCACCTACGAACCTAAATTAGATGAGGGGTTTGACATTCATGACTTCGACGATCTTCCTGAACTAACTATGGAGGATATTGAAAACATTAAGGGAGAGATCATTACTGGAGGCACCGGCAACATTTCTAAAATGTTAAACGGCAGTGGTGCTTTAAACATTCCTGAACCTTTAACTCTAGACGGAGTGCCTAGTGGCAGTAGGAACGACACAGCAGCTAGATTAGCGGGTAAGTACATTGGCATGAACTTATCCATCGAAGAAACCATCGCTATTTTAAACGAATGGAACATCAAAAATTCTCCTCCATTACCAGACGCAGAGATTGTTACTACCGTTAAGAGTATTGCTCAAACTCACGCTCACAACGAAGCCAATAAAAAACTCGCACCACTATACGTAGAAAAAAAAGAAGACATTCAAGAACCCGATAACTTATTAGAAGCACCGGGAACTCTAAAAGAAATATGGCGATACGCGGAAGATATAGCCCGTGTATCTCAACCACACCTATCAATGCAAACATCCCTTGCATTGGGTAGCGTCGTCCTCGGTCGGTTATACAAAACCGATCTCAATAACTATTCCAGTCTGTTTTTCATGAATGTTGCCAAATCCGGGCAAGGCAAGGAAAACAGCAAGACAGTTATTGAAGCTATACTAGAAGCCAGTGAGGCTGATTATCTCCTAGCCGGGGACGGCTATACTTCAGCGGGGGCTGTTTTTTCAGCACTGCGTTTTAAACCGGCTCATATATCCATAATGGATGAGTTCGGTAAACGCTTAGAATCCATTAACCAATCCAGTAACTTCAACAAAGAAGACGGTATTCAGGTACTAATGGAATGTTGGGGAAGGTGCCACGGTACCATTCGTCCAGATAATTACTCGATGATGAATGCCACTCCCATGCAAGTTAGCGACATGATGAATCGTTACTGTCATCAA